TCAAGTATTGTTCCGTCTGGTGTTCGCATTCGACTATTTAGTATTGTTTGAAGCATAATGTTCCCCTTTTTATTAAAGTAGCCCGTTAGTGGCTCCCCATGAATAATCTGTCGAAGTGGTTAAGTTCTTGAAAAGAATCCATTACAAGCTCTTCCATGCTAGGCTCAAGATACAGGTATATCTGCTCCCTTATCTCTTCCAAGAAATCTGGAGTATCCAGTATCGCCTCAAAGTCATTAAGGGCCTCAGACAAATAGGCATCATTATCCACGTCCTTAGCGTTGCGTTCTGCCGCGTCGCGGAACATTGCTGCAGCCATCCTAGATGTAGCATCCTCGCTGTAGATAGCCTCTAGGGCCAGCAGACGCTTATCGCTGACTGTGTGTGGGAATACGTCATCCATCCATGTTGGGTGAGTGATTAACCATAAGGCTATAAGTCCGTCTTTGGTTTTACATGGTAGTTCCTGATAACTACCATCCCATAGTGGGGTCTCATCGCGGATAAGACCTACAGCGTCATTCAATACTTTATAAGACATTAGCACACCCCCAGATTGATACAGTCAAAGTAAGACATATTTGATACCAGGCCATAGATAACTAATACTATCAAAGCCCCTACAAAGCCCTCGCGGCTTTCCGCTATATTCTGCTGCGCCTTGATGCGAGCATTGGACTCTTTTAAACAGCACTTATTGATTCGCATAATATTCCCCTTAAAGCCTGTAAGCCATCATTGTTCCGGCGTCGTAATTTTCCAAGTAGAACCCGTTTTTCTCAACCAGGTCAAGCAACTTGTTGTGGAAACCAGGGCCCTCACTTGCCCAGTAATTGTGGAGACTTTCTCCATCAGGGGCAACCGCGCCCTCTGAGCGAAACCAAATGCCGTCCTGGTTAACTTCTTCTTCGCCGTAAAACTGATCAATCGTCACAGCGTTCGCTTCTGGAAACGCCTTGTTGATGTGCTTGCACAATGTAACTGCTTTCATATTATTCCCCTTAGTTGCCCCCCGTAGGGGGCGGTTAACCTTATGCAAAAATTAAGTTGCCTTCAGAGCTTAAAGAAACCTCAGTCCAGTCGCTGTCTAACTTCTTCCAGTCTTTAGCGCCCTTGTATTGTGGCCAAGGGTACTCGCGGAAGTTTTTTACATAGTTTAAGATTCTTTCGTCTGAAGTAAAAACCTCATCTGCTAAAACTTCACCCAAATATTGGTCATACTCACCCTTGTGCAAAACAATTGCATTGGCAGCTCTAACCTTGCCAGTTTTTTTGTTGCGAGTAACGATGCATTTATCAAAGCATTCCAGCTTCGATTTAACCTCAGCAACATCAAAAGCAGAAAGAGCGTTTAATAGTTGAATTGATTTATTCATTTGTTTAATACCTTTGTTTATTGATTGAGGTGTAATAATACCCCCCAACAAATAAACTGTCAAGCTTTTCGATTACAACATTTTGGAATAAAAGGGCCCTGGTTAGAGCCTTTAGTTATATGAGGTGGGTTGGTAATCTTCATTCTGGAGCATCTTGGCGTGCTCTTCCCGGTAATGCTTGGCTATCTCTGCCCTGAGCTTTTTGTTGGTTGGCATCAGCACCTGCCACTTCTCCCTAAGCATATCCAGGTGGCCCTGGCCCAGGTGCGACTCTAGCCATACGCTGAAGTCGAGAGGATTGGCCGTAAACACTTTATGGCAGTAATGGCACAAGCATAGTGCGTTATCCATAGACCAGCGCACCGACTTAGCCGCCCTGCCCCAGATATGTGCGCACTCCATCCTGCCATCCTGCTTTCCGCAGTGCTCGCACTGGAAGCCAGCCTTCTGCCTTACAACATCACTAAACCACTTATCTGCAGCGTCGCGCTTAATTGGCATCGTCGAATATCTCGCGGCTGATCAGCTTCGCCAGGTACCACTGAGCTTTCTGCAGGTCCTCTACAGGGTTGTTCTTATAGGTATACCGCCATAGATACTTCATGCAGTTGCCTTTCAGATATCCGCGAAATGCCTCTGGGGTCATAGACTCCTCAATGGCCTCGATACACTCGATGCCGCCAGTTCTGTAATGGCTGGGGCTGTTGACCGCATCATCTTCTGGCCAATCTTCGATTGCGGGTATAGATTCCTTTAATCGTCGCCAGTCTTCGTTGGTAGCGTGTTTCATTCTTTATTCTCCTCAATTTGGATTTTAATTTCATCAGGCGTATCAAGATCGCAGCGGTGACATAAACCATAGCTATCACCGTGATCATCAATCCAATACGACAAAGCGATTCCACATTCACAATAAAGCCTTTTAATGTGAGTCTTCTTTTTATGCAGTGAGATAACATCACCCATCCAAAGCCTCCACTGTGATCTTTACCCTTGAGTCTTCGCCGTACTTTTTATGGTACACAATCGCCGTCATGCTGCGCTCTGATCCAAATCCCGAATCTGAGTGCCATTGGTCTGTGGAAGTCAGACTACCGAACCAGGAGAATTGCATACTGCCATACTCCCTGCTGACATGATGGTGGATATGCCCCAGGAGACAGTACCTATTCTTATGTGATGACCACTCGTTGTCCAGGTTCTTAATAACCGTCTGCAGTATCTGCTCTGGCTTTATCCGGTCCCCGTGGTGGTAGACCCACATATTATTGCCCCACTCGTAATGCAAAAACTTTGAGTAGTTTTCTAGCACGTTTACCCTGGGCTCTTTCTGATACAGAATCTCCAGGCAGCTAGATAGATGACAGGCCATATCGCTGTCATGGTTGCCCCGCACATTTACCACTATGACATTCTTGTGAACCGTCAGCATCTTGTCGATTAACATCTGGAACAGCCTACCGGCCAGCTTAAACGTCTTGCCGATCCGAGTATCTACATCTACCCTGGTCCCAGCGGTGGTCTCGTTTTTGCTTGAGTCGGCGTGGAAAAAGTCACCCACGTTTAATAGTATCGCGGTCTCACAGTCACCTACTCTGACTAACAGCCTATCAACAGCGTCAATAAGAACCTTGGTCGCTATCTTGATATCCCAGTCGTCGTTGTCCAGCTTGGTAGCAGCATCAGCTAGCATCCCGTAGTGGTGGTCACCTACGATATAGGTGGCAAGATAGTCGGCATTAACTTTCTTCGGGGCTTTAACCGGCTTCTTAAATCCAGCCAGGTCATCCTTCATGCCCTCCATCATCGCCTCAACCTTCTCTTGCAGGCTGCGCTTCAATGGCTCTTGGATTATCCACTGCAGGGCTATATCACCCTCTGAGTTGAAAGCGGTTGAAACTCGCTTCGCCTCAAAGCCCTCCATAGTCTCATTGTCTACACTGCGATGCGGTGCCACCGCCTTACTAGCAGCCCTGCCCTCAATAGCTCTCAGCGTCCTATCTACGGTGCGCCGATCCAGTCCCAGGGCTTTCGCTGCTTTGTTGTTGCTTCCGTGATTTATAACAGCCTGGCATATCTCGGCCTGGCGTTCAGTTGCTGCAAAACTGATTAACTTGCTGGCGCTTAGTTTGGACATTCTATTTTTCCTGCTTTCGCTTTAATTCAGTGTACTCATTGTACTCTGGTAAAGATAAATAAACACCTTTCTCAATTGCCCAGGCGTACACCTGGTCCATGAAAAAACACATCTCTCCTTTCTTCAAGCTTGCGGTGCTTTGTATCTGGTCCTTTAAAGTAGTCTGCCCAACCTTAATTGTTTTGGTCACCAGAAACTTATGCTTCATCATCCACTTAACGCCATCTGGCGTAGCGTCAGGAATTTTCGTTATAAACTTGTCACTGAGCTCCCGGCACCACTTGTGAAATAATGCGTTCTGGTCCAGCGTCCTGGTATCCACCCACGGCTCCAGCTTGATTGATAAAGGGATGGAGTAATCCCAGTCCTGCAGGCGCTTAATGAGGTGCGGAACCTTTCTTTCCACTTCAGTTGCGTGCGATATTTTTACGTGGTCTCCCTGGCTCATAACTTCACCCTCAAAAACTTGTCCGACAGCTTCATCGTGCTAGTCTCCAGGCGATCACACAGGCTGGCTTTCGACTTACCAATACCGCCAAATGCGTCGGCAACCTCCCTTATCTGCTTGTCGTCAACCTCAGCCCTGCCTACCATCCTGGAGTGCATTGTCTTATTCTTGATGCCAGTCAGTATTGATATCTCGCGCAACGTGTATAGCTTGCCGGTCACCAGGTTGTCATGGGTTCCAATAAACTTGTACTTCCTTGGATGTTTGCCAGACGACCTGGGCTCTAATCGCTTATCAGGCATTCTTCAGCTCCCCATCGTAATAAAATCCAAACTTGTCGAGATAATACTGCTTCATCGACAATTGCGCATCTGTATCCAGCCAACTAATATCAGTCATCTGCATGTCGATAGACTTGGCCCTTATGCTTTCATTCTTGCCAGCCTTCTTGGCCATCGGAGAGCCGCCCTGGTTCTGCGCCCTGGCTAGCCAAGAGTTAACAAAGCGTTTAATACCCTGCTTTGTTTTGCGTTTAGTTGGATTCGCGTCGCACCAGGACTCCATAGCCATGAGCTCTTGGTGAACATTGACAGCAGGATACGCTCTCTGCCAAGCGATAGTGTCAGCCTCATCTGGCTGCCAGTCTTCTTTAGTGTTTAATAGCATGGTTCCCCCCTACCCGTGATTAGCAAATTTGCCGTGTAATTTTTCCCGCATTTCCTTGATGGCCTGCTCCGCATCTTCTATATTATCGTGCATCCCGCAATAATAATGTTTCCAATCGCAGCGCACCTGCGCCACCCACTTGCCTGGCTGCGAGCGCCAACTGACACCCTTTACGCCACTTTTGCTGTTTTTATTGATCGACCTGTTGTGCTGGTTTTCCCGCGCAGACACAGCGCGTAAATTTTCAATACGGTTATCATACCGGTCGTTGTTGATGTGGTCCAAGTACTTAGGCATGTACCCGTGGTGATATAAAAAAATAAGTCTGTGCTGATAATAGGGAATTGTGTTTACAGCGCAAACCTTGTACAAACCTTTTCCGCCGCCTATTAACTTGCCAGACTTTCGGCCATTCCCTTCGCGCCAGTACAAGCTGCCGTCACGGTACTCAAACTTTTCCTTAACTTCATTTAATAACTGTTTTTCGCTTAACTTTTTCATCGCACTTCCCCGTTGGTTTAGAAACCTTAGTATCTTTGTTTCCGAAAATATTGTCAAAGTTTTTGTCAAACTCACCTTTATTGGTTGGTCGCTGTTTACTTCCTTTACCGCTCATCTCTCACTCCTATGGCTCGGCAAGCCTCGCCCAGTATTTAATAAATGTTTCTTTATATTTACTTTTTTTCTTATTATTTGCAAGACGATATAACCCTTTCTACTTAGCAAAGTAGATTTTTGAATCTGAGGGCAAAGCGACTCAGTGACTAATTTGTGCTCGTATTTAGAATCACGCCGTCCTGGCCGTCGTTATTTCCTGCTCGGCAGTCAAACCGATTAGGAGGTGCTAATAGAGGGGTCACTCTCGATCATGGGTTATTAATTCCCACGCCACACACCCGAACACTTGAGAGAAAAAGAAAGGGAGACCTAGTGTACTGTATCGGACAGTATGGTAAACTTGCCTTTCTTCTTCTTCGCACAAGAAGTATAAGCCTTTCCCCGGCTTACTGTAAAGCCCCCGCAATGGGGGTTTTATTTTATTCTCCTTTTAGCTGGCAAAACTGATCCAGCGTCAAGTCAAATATCTTACATAATCCCTGCACAGTGTGCAGCTTCATGTTTTCCTGCTTACGCCATTGAAACACTCTCTGGCGGCTTACGTTCATTAAAGCGGCCAGGCGGCTAGAATTGATGTTATTTAGCTCCTGGGCGGTTATTAAGCACTGTCCTGCATTAGTCATAATCAGTATTCCTGTGTTATCCTTGGAAGGTAGGGCTGCTCCCCCGGTCCTGCATTCTCCTATGGTAGTTTGCCCCCTGAAAGCACTTGTGCCGTAAGGGGGCTTTTTTACCTAGAACGGGATGTCTTCATCGAGCTGTTCAATGCTCATATC